CAATTCAATGGAGCTGATAATGCAGACTCGCTTAGAGGAACTAATCCTGTTGGTGTTGTGTTTTCTGAATATAGTCGCGTTAATCATCCTGAAGCTTACAATGGGGTTATCGCACCTATATTGGCTGCGAATGGCGGTTGGGTAGTATTTATATCTACACCTAATGGGCATAATGCTTTCTATGATGTGTATAAGCATGCTGAATCAGGTAAAGATCAGGAGTGGTACTCTCAGATCCTTACTGTAGATGAGACAAAGCATGTGACACCTAAAGTTCTTGCTCAAGAGAAAGAACGGATGTCTGAGGAGATGTTCTTACAGGAATATTATTCATCTTTTCAAGTAGCAAATACAGGGGCTTACTATGCGAAATATGTTCAGATGGGGTACGCTGACCAGCGGATCGGTTATGTCCCCCATGATAGTTCTTATCCGGTTTATACTGCTTGGGATCTTGGTTATAGGTGCCCTAGTGTTATTGTATTTTACCAGGTCATAGGGCGTAAGGTATGTGTAATTGATCTGTATCATAAAAGTAACGAAGATCTATCACATTATGTGAGTGTGTTACGCTCATATTCTGAGACGAAAGACTATCAATATGGGAAGCATTTCTTCCCTCATGATGCTAAGAAGCATGAGTTAGGGTCTGGTGAAACTAGGCTTCAAATTTTAGATAGATTAGGTATCAAAGGTGAGGTATTAGATAGAACTCTTCTTAATGATGGGATAGAGGTAGTCCGTCATACCTTTAAGCGTATATTTATAGATGAGAAGAAGTGTTCTAAGTTGCTTGATGCACTTGAGCATTATTCTCGACGTTGGGATCCAGTTACTAAGAGGTTCCATAATAAAGATAAGGAAGATTGGTCTAATGATTTTGCGGACTGCTTTCGCTATATGTGTATGTCGTTACCGTATATAGATACTAGTGAGCGTTCGCCTGAGGAGTTTGATAAAAGATATAAAGAATTAACGTATGGTGGTGAGTCTAATCTTCCACCTGTGTTTATTGAGCGGGAGTACTAGGTTTTTTTCTCTCCTTTCCCCTAGTGCTCCCATTTAGTAGGAGAAGACTATGAATAGTTATGAAGAGAATTTACCGTATGGTCATGCAGCAGAGCGTGATGTAGCAAAAGTATTTGATCTTAAAGGCTATACTTCGTGGAGGATTAAGAAATATAGGGATGATCCCAATGGTAGGGGTAGTCAGTTTGAGCATGTTGATGGTTCGGACTATGTTGCACCGGATCTTTTGGTATATAATAAAAGAAATGCGAGAATAGTAGATGTAAAACATATGGCAACTTGTGGATATTATAAGGGAGTCTGGACAGTACCGCTTAACCACTCTGATTTTCTTAAATATGTGGAGATGAACAACAAATCTATGATAAAGCTATGTATAGTTTGGGTAATCGATGGCGGTGTTAAGGATGGAATGATATCGCCCAGTGGCAAGTTTTGTCAGGACGTTGAGTTCCTAGCTGGGAATTCACATAGTATTTGTGAAAAGAAAAATTTAATATTTTGGAAAGTTCATGATCTGCAGGATCTTCATCAGTGGAGTATGCCGATCGTGCGTAAACATAAGAGAGGTTAAAGATTTGCCCCCGCGTTGTGTGTTATTTTTTATAAACGTTTGGATTCTTGTTTTATATTAATGGTTACTTGATATTTGCGGGGGCAACATGCAAAAATCACGGAAATTTGAAGTTTCTACCTGCACATTTCTTCTTTTCATTGTTAGTGGGCTCTCTTCGGAGGGCCTGCTTTATCGTTATCTGATAAGAAAGTTTTTATTTTTCCTTGACGTTATCTGTCAAGATTTATCATCACTTAAATTTTTATTTGTTTTAGTCTTATATTGTGTATATGGAAATTAATTAGATAGGAGTAGTTTAATGGCTTTATTTCCTCAGGGCAACATTATGACATTCAACAGTGGAGATGCTGCCATAAGAGAGATGGTCGAGACATTCTACAATGATGCTATGATGGTAAACCAGACGTATTGGCATGAGGCTAGTATTGACGCTAGGTTTAACGCTGGCGACCAGACCTTATGGAGTGAATTGTATAGTGTCCCTATAAGAACGAGAAAAAACTTTAGTTTTAATCATATTAGGCGAATAACTAATCTCCTCTCTGGATATCAACGTAGGACTCGCAAGTCTATGAAGGCGACTCCCGTAGAAAATAGTGATCAAAGAACAGCTGATCAGCTCACTAAGCTTCTATCTTCTGCTACACGTAATGCTAATATATTAGATGTAGTGTCAGAAGCATATAATGGCGCTATGGTTACAGGTATGAATCTTATGCAGGTATGGGTTGACTACAGAAATGATCCTATATCTGGTGATATTAGGGTGGATAACTGTAGTTATAATAGTTTTATTATGGATCCCTACTTTAGGAAGCGAGATTTGTCTGATTGCAATGCAATGTGGAAGCGATCATTCTTAACTAAAGATGCGGTAATATCATTGATACCTGATAAGAAGGAAATTATAGATCCTATGACATCTTATTATAATGACGGCAAGTTCCCTTATCTTCCAGAGAATGAACTTCTAAATAAGAATTTACTAGCATATGACGAGTTTTATTATAGAGATTATCGCAAGCAAAAACTTTTAGTTGATGTCAACTTAGGAGAGACCTTGGAGTGGACGGGTAGTGATGAAGCTCTTAGAGAATTTCTATCTATGTATCCACAAGTCAAGGTAATTGATACGAATGTCCCAACAGTTAAGCTAGCATTACTTGTTAATGGATCTGTAGTATACGATGATGTTAATCCACTAGGTATAGATACATATCCATTCGTTCCGGTATTTGGGTATTTTGATCCAGATGTATATAACTTTCCACTAAGAATACAGGGGATTGTGCGAGGTTTGAGGGATACCCAGTATCTGTACAACAGAAGAAAGATAATAGAGCTTGATTATGCAGAATCAGTTGCGACTAACGGTTATATATATAAAGAATCTTCACTTGTAGATCCTGATGCACCAATGAAGACTGGCCAAGGACGCATGATACGACTTAAGAAGAATGCGGATATGGGAGATTTTGTACCTATACCACAAAATGAGATTCCAAGCTCATGGCCACAGCTTACTGAGGCACTTGGAAGAGAATTTCAAGAGATATCTGGCGCTAGCGAGGAACTTCTAGGTGTAGCCGATGACTTTAAGTCTGCTGCACTTGCAAAACAACGACATGGCTGGGCCCTCATTCAACAACAAACGTTATTTGACCAGCTTGACCACTCACAAAAATTACTAGGTGAAGTTATTGTGAAAGTAATTCAGAATAATTATACGCCAGGTAAAGTTCGTCGAATTATAGGTGAAGAACCAACACAAGAGTTCTATAGTAAGAAGTTTGCTAAGTATGATATTGCAATTGAAGAAGGGTTCGATACAGCGACACAGCGTCAACAAGCGTTTACTGAGCTTGTGGTTCTCAAGGAACTTGGTATTGAGATTCCAGATTCTGCCATGATAAATGCAGCTAATATACAAAATAAAGATGATCTTATACAGGCTATAGACCAACAGAAGCAAGAAGTTTCACAGATGCAACAACAACAAGCACAGGCTGCAATGGCTGAGCAGCAAGCTACGATGAACATGATGAATGCTAAGGCTGAAGCTGATCAAGCATTGGCAAAGACTCGTGATAGCGAGGTAGAGAAAGATAAGTTTGACATGATTAACGAAGCTATGGACACTGCGCGCAAGGAGCAAGAAACAAACTTAGAAGCTGTTAAAGTTCTTAAAGATCTTGAGCAGTCAGATCCAAATAAGATTGATGAGCTTATAGAATTAATGCAGATAATACAGGCTGAGCGTGAGGAGACTGCCAAGGAAGTGCCACTTGAAGATGAGTTGCTCAATCAAGAGATGGCCAACGAGCCTATAGCGCAACCTGAGTTGCCAGAAGAGCAGGCATTCCAGGAAGAGATGTTGCAACCTGATGAGCAGATGTTCCAACAAGAGTTAGTATAGAG